ATCTTCAGAATTATCTGAAAACTCTGATACCTAATGTCTATTTTCAACCTCCTGAAAATTTAAAACTAAAATTTGATTGCATTGTCTATTCTAGAACAAGAATAGATAGTGGTTTTGCCAACAATGAAGTTTATAAACTAGATCATGCATACCAATTGATCTATATACATAGAAATCCAGATGATCCGCTTATAGATACTCTTGCTAGAATACCTACATGCAGATTTCAAAGGGAATTTGTAGCAGATCAATTGTATCACGACGTTTATATAATTTATTGGAACTAAAAATTTATAGGAGGAAACTTTAATGGCAATTCTTGAGTGGGACAAGACGTCCGAAAGATTGTTCGAAACTGGTACTAAGAAGGGTGTTCTTTACCTTTATGACGCTACTAAGACTGGTACAGGTGAGCATGTTTATAGCCCTGGTGTTGCTTGGAATGGTTTGACTGGTGTTACCGAGTCACCTTCTGGTGCAGAGGCTACAGCTCTTTATGCTGACGATATTAAGTATCTTAACCTCTATTCTGCAGAGGAGTTGGGTGCTACTATCAATGCTTACACATATCCTGATGAATTTGCAATCTGTGATGGTTCAGCAGGTGTGCAGATCCTTGCTCCTGCATTCTCTACTACTGCAACATATGCAGTTGGCGATGAGGTTTCTTACAATGGTGCTAACTATAAGTGTAAGACAGCTATCGAGATTGCTGGCGCATGGGATGCTAGTAAGTGGACACTTATGCCTTCTGTAACGCCTATGATGATTGGTCAGCAGGCTAGAAAGACATTTGGTCTTTGCTATAGAACAGCCCTTGGTAATGATACTGATGGTCAGGATCATGGCTATAAGCTCCATCTGCTCTATGGTTGTAAGGCATCTCCTTCAGAGAGATCTTATGAGACAATTAATGATAGCCCTTCTGCAATCACATTCTCTTGGACTATCACAACTACACCTGTTAACTGCATAGTTAATGGTGTTACTTATAAGCCCACAGCTCTCATCACTATTGATTCTACAAAGTGTACAGCTGCAGGACTTGCTGCTCTTGAGGGTGCTCTCTATGGTACTCAGTCTACAGAGCCTTATCTCCCGCTTCCTAATGAAGTTTATACGCTTCTCAGCTCAACGGAGCAGGGTGCAGGTTAATTCACAATTCGGCGGGTATTCAGTTCGGCTGGCCCGCTTATTTTAAATCTTGAAAGGAATTTATTACCATGTTAAAGAAGACAGTTAAGTACGAAGATTTCGACGGAAACACAAGAGAAGAAACACTTTATTTCTTCATTACAAAGACAGAACTTACGGAGATGGAACTTAAGACACCCGGCGGTTTTTCTAAAAAGCTTGAAAGAATCTCTAAGGCATCTGACGGTGCAGAGATTATGGAAACATTTAAGGAAATTATCCTTACAGCATATGGCGAGAAGTCTGAAGATGGACGCGCCTTTATTAAGAAGAGAAATGGCGTAAAGCTTGCAGAAGAGTTTGAGCAGAGCCTTGCATTTGATGCGCTCTTCACAGAACTTATTTTAGACCCTGATAAGGCAGCAGCATTTGTTAATGGAATCATGCCTCAGGATCTTATTGCAGACGCAAAGAAGCAGGAAGGTCAGGCAAAGACATCTAATCTTCCTTCCGGAAATAACTAATTTTTAGAGAGGTATCAGAATGCTAAAGATAGTTATCCCTGCGAGAGAATTTTTTAACGATAAAGCGGTTGATGCCGATCATCCTTATGGAATGTTTGTTTATTCTAATCCGCAGGAAGTATCACTTGAGCATTCTTTGATTTCTATTTCAAAATGGGAGTCAAAATGGCATAAACCGTTTTTAGATGAAAAGCATGAAAAGACGGAAGAAGAGTTCATTGACTATGTTAGATGTATGTCATTAACTAACGTTCCTGCTGACGCATTTAATAATATTTCTCAAATGAATAAAGTTGAGATAATGCGTTACATACAGGACCCGATGACCGCAACATGGTTTGCTAAAGAGAATACTCCTCCGCCTAGTAGTAAGATTATTACTTCAGAAGTAATTTATTCATGGATGATACAGAATGAAATACCATTTGATCCATGTCAGAAATGGCATTTGAATAGATTACTCACATTGATAAGGGTTTGTAGCCTTGAAAATATGCCTGCTAAAAAGATGTCACCTTTGAGCATATTAAGCCAAAATGCATCTTTAAATAAGATGAGAAGGGCGGCTTTACATAGCAAAGGATGATAAGGAGAGTTCTATTATGGCACGAGCTGTTACTTTTGGTTATGACAAAAGATTTAATAATAGAATGAAAAGTCGTCTTAACAAGATGAAGGTGGATAAGAAGTTTATTAAATTGAACGAGTTCGGACAGATGGGGGTAGACGCTTTGCAGGCAGCTACCCCTGTTCGAACAGGTAAAACTGCTAATTCTTGGTATTACGAAATCTATGAAGAAGGTGGAGTTACACACCTTGTTTGGTATAATACGAATGTAAATGATGGGGTTAATGTAGCTGTGATTGTAGATACAGGACATGCTGCTTTAGATGGGACATGGACTCAAGGATACAATTACATTGAGTCTGCTATAGAGCCTGTTATTAAAAAGATAAACAAATACTTCAGAGAGGAGGGTTAATGAATGCCATATTCACATGCTTCAGTTGATGAACAAGTTGTAAAAATGTCATTTGACAATTCCAATTTTGATTCTAATGTTAATGATAGTATTAGAACATTAAATAATTTGGACGGTAAACTTAGTTCATTAAATAAAGACAATTTTAGCGGTCTTACACGAAATTGGGACAATTTTTCTAATTTCTTTACGCTTAAAGGCCAAGTAATGTTCGGTATTCTTACCCGAATTGGTAGCGAAGTTGTTAACCTTGGTTTAAAGTTTAAGAATTATTTATTTAAGGGAATTAAAGATGGTATTGGAGAATATGAGACAATAATCAACTCCACTCAAACTATCTATCAGAATGTAAAACAATCAGGAGCTAGCATTGGCGATGTTAATGCTGCTCTTGACGAATTAAATGATTATGCAGATAAAACAATCTATAATTTTGGTCAAATGACTAATATGATTGGTAGATTTGCATCTGCAGGTGTTGGATTAAATAAATCTGTAAGTACTATTAAGGGTTTGGCAAATGCAGCAGCATTAGTTGGTGCTAATACTGAAAAAGCACAAATGGCTTGGAACGCTGTTGCAAAAGCAATGTCAAAGGGAAAATTTGATTTGCTTACATGGAAAACTCTCGAATATAGTGGAATTGCTGGTGAGCAGTTTAACGAATTAATAAAAGAAGTTGCAAGAGTAAATAATGTAACTGGAAAAAGTGGACAGAATATTGATGAAATGCTTGCCAAATATGGCAGTTTAAGTTATACATTGCAAGAAGGTTGGTTAGATAAAAATTTATTTAATGAAGCTATGCAGATTATGTCTGGCGCTTTAACCAAAGAAGATCTCTTAGTAAAGGGTTATAGTGAAAGCCAGATTGAAAAACTTTTGGCTATTGCTGACGCTGCAGAAGAAGCTGCTACGAAAGTTAAAACTTTTAGGCAGTTAATGGATACTCTTGGAGAAGCTGTAGGCTCTGGATGGGCACAATCATTCAGAATTCTTGTCGGCGACCTTGAGCAAGCAAAAAATCTATATACTAGAATTAGTAACGTAATTAGTAATTTCATTGATAATAATGCTAAAATTAGAAATAGTCTGTTTAAGCAGATTATGGATGGCAATGACAATGTATTAGATGATGGTCTTGCTACTGGTAGAGAAAGTTTTAGAAAAACCATTGAAAATATGATGGCAACAGTAAAAACTTTCTTAAAATCTGTTAAAACTGGTTTTCTTAATATTTTTCCCATAGATAGAATTTCAGAAGCCGCTAGAAAAGTTATGGATACAATCCAAAAATTTACTAGAGCTTTGGTTATAAATAATGAAGAAATAAAAAATACAGGTAATGGAGATAAAATACTTGGTTGGGATACGGAACATATTAAAGCAATAAGTGAGGCAGTAAAAGATTTAATAAGATTCTTTAGAGGTCTTGCTTCTGCTGTTGACATTGTGTGGCAAGTAATTTCTCAACCTTTAGCTGCAATATTTGAAAGGATTCCATTTTTTCAGAATTTCTTTAAAAATACAAATGATGGAATTATTGGAATGCTTAAAAATTTAGGCAAATTTGGAGATAAAATAACTTTATTTAGAAATGCTCTTAAAGACACTAATCTTATTAGAAAAGCGGTTGGCTATTTTATAGATAATATTGATGCATTGGGAAAAAAGTATCCAATATTAGGTGCCGTTTTATGGATATTTAAATCTATAAAGAATGTTATAACTGGTGTTAAAGATGTTTTTAAGAGTATGAACATCAAGCCATTAGCAACATTATTTGGCGCTATTAAATTTATAGCCGAAGCCGTTTGGAAAATACTTAATTTTATATTTAGTATTTTTAAGAGTATAAAAGATAGTGTAGATTGGTCTTTCTTGGACGGACCAAAGAAAGCTTTAATTTCTTTCTTACAGAAATTAAGTGATTATGGTCAAGGTTTAATTTCTTTTGAGGAATTAACCGGAAAGATTGGAGCTAAACTTAAGGAGATATTCTCAAAATTATTAAGCATATTTGATAAATCTAATAAAGCATCTGATAAAGTTACAAAATCAGCAGGAAAGATACAGAAGGCAGCTGGAAAAACTGGTTCCGTATTAAGTTCCATATGGAATAAAATTAAAACATTCTTTGGTTCTATTGGAAATTTCTTCAAAAAGGTGTTTGAAGGAGCCGATTTTTCTTTTGAAGGTATCGTAAAGAAAGTTGCTTTATTAGCTGGTGGCATAGCAGCTGCCATGATGGCTGTAACCCACTTTTCAAAGACATTAGCAAAAATAAGTATATTAAAGAATATTAATAATTTATTATTGGCCGGAGTAGATGTTGTAAAAGCATATGAGAGACAAATTCAGTCTAAGATGATTCTTAATATAGCTATATCTATTGGTATATTAGCTGCCGCAATGGTAGGTTTGGCATTTGTTCCATATGATAAACTTGAAAATGGTCTAGTAGTATTTTCAAGTTTCTTAGCTGTACTTGCAGTAACATTAACCCCTATTATTACAGCTCTTGCTAAATTTAATGAATCAATAGGAATGGCAAGAAAGCAATTATCTCAATATGATGTATTAGATAATCTTGTGACTCAACTAGGAAAAGTTGGTAAAAAACTTGCTAGAGGATTTGAGTTTAGAATGATTGGCAAGATGTTTAAAGATGTTGCCATTTCAATATTAATATTTGTCGGTGCTTTAACAGCATTAGTTTTCTTATTTAAATATGAAGAAACGAACCTTATAAAATCAGCAAAACTTGTAGCTGCTATGATAGGTGCAATTACGATTGCCGTTACACTTTTAATAGCAGTAATGGAAAGAACATCTAAAGTAACAAAGAATACTAAGGCTACAATTGGAACTTTTGCATCTTTCTTTAAGTTAGCTGGAGTTGCTAAGGTAATATTAGCAATATCTGCATCAGTATTAATTCTTGCGTTTGCAATGAAAATGATGTCTAAGATTGACCCAGATAGACTTAATACAAGTTTTGGTTATGTAATGGGTCTTATTGGATTACTTGGTGCAATAGCAATTGGTGTAGCATATTTTACATCTAAAGCAAAAGATATTGGCAAACTCAAAAAGATTTCAGTATCAATGCTTGGTGCTATGGCTGGTGTTGCTGTTGTTCTTTTAGCAATGAAGCCGCTTATAGAGTCATTAATTTCAGATAATGATGGAAAAGCATGGACTAGAGCTCTTATAATATTTGCTACTGTTATGACTGCTTTTGCCACTATGATTGGCGTCATGATGAAAATGGCAAAGAAAATTGGTGCTGGAGAGTCTGGCTTAATAATTTGGACAAATTTAGAAAAATTTAGTTTAGTAATGGTTGCTGCCATGACAGCGATCGCTGGAGTGTTGTTTGTAATTAGTAAAATGGGTGATATACCTAAAAATACTATGATTACAATAGGCATCGTTGGCGGAGTATTAGTGGCATTCATATCATTATTAGCATTGATGACTATAGTTATATCGAAGTGTAAGAAAACATTTTCAAGTAATTTTGCTTTGGTTGTTGAAAAGATTTCATTTTCAATAGCGGCCGTTGTCGCAGCAATAGGTGTATTAGCTGTTGGTATCGGTGCTTTAATTGCTGCATTGTCTTCGATGAATGTTCCAGATTCAGATGTAAATAAAGTTCAAACGAATCTATTAAATAAGCTTTCAATGATTGCAACTATTATAACAGATGCTCTTCCTAAATTAAGAAAAGCATTGTACGAAATCGGTTGGTCCGTTGGAAGCATGTTTATATCATTTGTTGTTGGATTTTCTGATTCAATAATTTCATCTGGTGAAACAATGCTTTCGATAGCTGATAAATTTGTTAATCTTATAATTGATTTATTAGATAAAGTTGTTGATATTCTGTATTCTAGAAGATACGATATTGCTAGAATAATACGAAAAGCATTAGATTTAATTTTTGCAGAAATAACCGCTGTTTTAAATTCTTTCTTTAAAAAGAAGGATGGAACTGGTTTATTTACAGAAGATGGTATTGCAAAAATATTAGGAATTGGTGCAGCAACAGTTGGCGGTTTCAAACTGTTTGGTAAATTAGCAGATGGTTTTAATAAAGTTACACTTACTGTTAAAAATTTAAATACTGCATTAAAGAAAATCCCAGCTTTCGATGCATTTGGTTATAAAGAAGGATTACAATATTTAAATGCAAGTCTTAATCATACTATAGGAAACTTAAAGCTAGTTAAAGGTTTAGCTAAAATAGGTGAAAAAATAACTGGACAAACATATGATAATACACGTGATGCTACCATTGGTGAATCAGTTGCAGCGGTTGGTGCAATAGTAGTTGCTACTAAAGCTGTTGAGGTTGCTATTCATGGTCTCGGACAATTATTAGGAGACGAACTCCCATATATACGATCGGATATTCATTCTGATACTATATGGTCTTGGGATGTATGGAAAACATTATTTACAGATAAAATGTTCTTAATGCAGGTTGCAATTGAAGGAACGAGCAGACTTGGCGAATTGCTCATAACTATAATACTTACAATATGGCATGTATTAGTAGGAATTGTAAAAGTAATAGCAACCGGTATTGAACAAATTGCCGCTTGGATATGGGAAATACTGTCTGCTCTTATGGCACTTATTACTTGGCTAACTGGCGCAAAAGGAGTGTCTCAATCTATTATAGAAAATGCGGCTGATGTGCAAGCTAAAGTAAATTTAGATTGGGACGATACTTGGGGCGAATTTGAACAGATTGGGAAAGATTGGAAACAATATGCATGGACGCCGTCATATGAAGATTATGTAGATGGAGCAGCTCAAGCGGCATATGATGCTAGTTATGAAGTAGGCGAAAATATAACAGCTGGCGCCCAAGATGGTCTTAGCAATTTTGGAAATATTCTTAGCACTGAATTAACAACTGGTTCTGAATATGCAATTGATTCTTTAAAAGCATCATTAGGAATTGCATCTCCTTCAAAAGTAACGGAAGAGATTTACAGAAATGTAATGATGGGTTCCATTTTAGGTATTAAAGATAAAGAACAAGATTTTTATAGTTATTGTAAGCATGTTACAAATACTGCGACTGAGATTTTATCTGGTGATGCAAAAGCCATTTCAGATGCTTGGGCAGAAATCGCCAATGCCATGGGATATTCGGCTGGTATGACTGAAGTTAGAAAAACTAGACTTGAAATTTCTGATTATAATGATCCTAATTTAAAGAAAACTGTAGAATTAAATAGACAATATTTAGATATAATTTTTGAAGAAGCAGAAGCATTTAAAGGACTTGAGAGGAATGCTGCCGCAGCTAAGATGGAAGAATTAGCATTATCAAAGGGTTTGGCATATAATTCTTACCAAGCATATCAAATAATTGACGCAATTTTCTCAGAACAAGAAGATAAAACAAAGATAACTATGGCTGGTATACAAGCTTTTAATGAAGATACAATATTGTCAATTACTGAAGTATTAGGTAAAGCTAAAACAGCTCAATATCTTGCTATGGAAGAAATCATGTCTAATTATTCAGAAATGGTCGCTATAGCAAACGATCATAAAGAAGAAATGATTGGAATGAAAAAAGAAGAAGTTGAAGAATTCTTAAAAGAAGAAGCAATTCAAAGAGGCATGTCCACTCAGGCAGCAGCTGATCAAGCAAGAATAATAACTGAAAAAATGTTTGAAGGTGCTGAAGAAAGGCACAAAATAACAACTTCTGAATTAAATAGTAAACTAAGTGCGTTTCAAGCTGAATCTGATGCCTATTGGCAAATTGAACAAAATAAGGTTTTATATGCTCAAAAATCAGCTGAATTAAGAGCTAAATTAGAGAAAGATGCTGCAGATGGCTCGGTAGAATATGTAAATAAATATTTAGAAAAACTTAATGCGGTTAAGAGCGAAGCGGATCAAAAAGCTTTAATAGAGTGGACTAGAACTGCTGAAGGATCAAAAGCATATAAAGAATTTAAAGAAATATCCGATGAATTAGCTAGAACAAATACAGAAGAAAAGAATCTTAGAGAAAGTTTATTAGGGCAAGTTGAAGATATTTATAAGAGTGCTGGTATAGGCGAAGATGAGTATGCGGATTATTTTGATCAATATTATCAGAGAGCTATGAACACAATTAATAAAAACGAATCAAATAAGAGGGGATCGTTTAAGACAGCTATAAATTCATTTTTGTCAATGCTTGGCATTGGTAAAGTTGATGATCCAGAACTTAAATGGTGGGATTATAATGAAGAAGCCAAAGATTCAGCAACTCTTACCGATAACGATATCAATACTGCTGTTTCTGCAGCATCTGATCTCAAAGATGGTCTTGAATCCCAGAGAGCAGATCTTACTCCTACGTTTGATCTCGATCAACTTGCTTCTGATGCACAAAAAGCAAATGGTATTGTTATGTCTTCATTAATGGCAGCACAAAATGCCTCAATTGGTGACTATATTAATCAAGATTCTGAACTTAATCCATTTATGAAAGATAGATGGCAAAACGTTTATAACTTTACACAAAACAACTATTCGCCGAAGGCTTTGTCTCGTATCGACATTTACAGACAAACTCAGAGGCAACTTTCTATGTCACGAGGTTTCTAAAAATGATCAATTCATTTACAGTTACAAACCACACTGGCAGATCGATGGAATGTGAATTGGCCAATCCTTGGAAAGAGGGATTGGCCGTCACCTCCATTAGCGGTTTAGGGCCTGGACAGGCTACTGTAAACGTTGCTGATATTTCATCGATGGATGGCGGTTTGTTTAATTCTGCTAGAAAGAGTAGCAGAAACATTGTATTTAATTTTATATTTGTGGACCATGATACACTCACAATAGAGGACATAAGACGCAAATGCTATACCTATTTTCCTTTAAAAAAGTTTGTAAAACTTAAATTTACAACAAATAATGGAAAGTCTAATACTGATTATTTTATAGATGGTTATGTAGAAGCAAATGACCCTACAATATTTTCGAGTCAAGAAGGAGCTTCGGTTTCCATTATTTGTCCGCAACCGTATTTCTATAAATCCTTACAGCAAGAACAGAGATTCAGTGTTTCGTCAAATCCTGAGTTCTCATTTGCGTTCTCTAAGGTTCCTGAAGACAATACAGAGCTCTTAATGGGTGATGTAGTTCCTTATGTTGCTACAAATCTTTATTATGAAGGCGATGCAGAAACAGGAATTGTTATTGAGATAATTTTCAAGTCAAATGTGGAACATACCCCTGAAAATCCTAAAAAGATTCGTATCGACAACTCTTTAACCAACACAACAAGCATCTTTTCGCTTGAGAAAGTTAAGAATATTGCATCCGATCTCATTCAGGATTACACAGGAATTGTAGTAGGTGACAAACTTACTCTTTCTACTATTGTTAGAGAGAAAGGACTTACCTATACTCATGATGGCATTGATTACAATGTGCTCGGAGCCATTGAACCTACTGGTACATGGGTTAATCTTACAACTGGATTAAACTATCTTGTTATCGATAAGGATGCATCTATAGAAATTACAGCAAGTGTTAAAAACAAAACTTATTATTATGGAGTATAATTCAAAATGGAAGTCATATCTTTCAATACAAATAAACAAAAAGTGGCTATCATTGATTCATATAAGTCTTTTATTTGGAATGATAGAT